TCTTTACATTGATGGTAAAAGAACATACAAATTAAATGGTGAGGACACAGAAAAAACAATCTCACAGAAATTCAGAATCGGACAGGAATATAACCCCGATAACATTGAAGCAACAATTGAAGATGGTATCCTGACCGTATTTGTTGCAAACTACAAGAAAACGGAAAAGAAAAAAAGAATAAGTTTGTTGTAAAAAAAACCCCCTTAATTTGGGGGTTTTTTATTTTTTCGATATATTTATTAAAAAAATACTATGAACAGAAGTTTTTCAAAAATAAGACATATCCAAGAATCAAATACTAAATTGGAAAAAAGAACAATAAAAGAACAAGTTGGTACTAGTGCGACTGATACACAAGGTAATGTTCAATCACTTATGGATTGTTTTGATTTTATAAAACGTCCTAATGAATTTACAGTTGGTGAACCAAGACCCGGCGATAAACCATCAAGTTCATCCGTTGCTCCGGGAGCGTCAAAAATTATGAAAGGTATGGACATCGAATATGTTACAGATGGTGGTCCAGAATATAGAGGAATTTACTTGAGTTCAAATGGTAAAAGATATTGTTTCACTAAAACAAATTAAAATATAATTATAATTTCATAACCCCACTCCAAAAGGTGGGGTTTTTATTTTATATGAATATTTATACATTATGACACCTTGGAAAAGATTAGCATCAGATAGTATTGAAACACACAGAATTTTAAATCTTTATTTTGAATTAAGAGAAGAATTCAAAAGATTAGGGTTTTCTGAAGAAGATTTGGTTAAACCTCCCAGTTATTCACAAAAAATGTTTCAATTACAATCTATAATAGGTTCAAATTTCAACTCTTTATTAAAAAAAATTAATGATTATGGTTTTGAAGTAAGTACAAAGGATTTGGATGAATATATCCAACCGAAACTTCTTAAAATAAATCATTTAACACCTTTAAACGATGGCAATTAAAAGAGAAATTATTGACGGAACAAAAATTATTAACGAAATAGAATCCTCAAACATTAAGAAAACAACATTTGATACAGAAACTAAATCACTTATTACAGAATTTAATAATGGATTAGTTTATGAGTATGAAGATGTCCCTCATCAAATCTACACAAGATTCAGAATGGCTGAATCACAGGGAAAATACTTTATGGCCGAGATAGCAAAAAAATACAAATTTAAAAAAGTATAAGTTTCCTACTATTTATTAGTAATGAAGAATTTCCAAAAAATACTTGATAGTTTTTCCGTTCAAAAAACTTTAAATCCAAAAGTATGGGAAAACCCGTCTGAACCTAAATCCGCAAAAATGAAAGAAAAAGTTAGAAAGGGTTTGTTGAAGATTGCCGAAAAGTTTATAGATGATTTAGGAGAAGATATTTTTGTTGATGATATTGTATTAACAGGTTCATTGGCAAACTTCAACTGGTCTGAATTTTCAGACTTTGATTTACACGTTATTATAGATTTCGGACAATTTAAAGATGAGTCCGAATTATACAAAGAAAATTTCAATTTAAAAAAACAAATATTCAACGAAAAACATGACATAAAGATTTATGGTTATGATGTTGAATTATATGCTCAGGATGCCGAAGAAAATCACTTTAGCACCGGAGTATTTTCTGTTATGAATAATGAATGGATAAACTCACCAAGAAAATTAAAATTTGAGTTAGATAAATCTTCATTAGAAAAAAAGATTAATCAATGGACTGAAAAAATCGATTCTGCCCTTGAAAAATCAAAAGATAAAGATGGAAAAGTTTTAAACGATATACGAGAAAAATTAAAAGACTATAGAAAATCAGGTTTAGAGGGAGAAGGTGAATTATCTTATGAGAATTTAGTATTCAAATTTTTAAGAAGGTCTGGTCATATCCAAAAATTATTTGATACTTTGAATAAAAACATTGATAAAGAACTGTCAATTGAAGCAAAAATTGAAGAATCTAAATAATTAGTAGATATTTATCTATTATCATATATTTATAAAGAAAAATTAAAACATTTTAAAAACTCAAAATATGGGAGACTTAAAACCAATCGGAAGTGAAAAACTTCAAGGTCAAGAAAAAATAAAGAGAATCTTGGAGATTTCAAGATACAATGAGAATAGACCAAGTAATATCAATGAGACTTCAAGGTCAGAATATGGTATTTCTTTAGCTGATGGTAATCAATATGAAATCGTTAAAGAAAGATTGGGATATATTATTAAAAAAACTATTTCAGAATCTGAAACAGATTATATTGAACCAATGAAGAATAGAAAATATTATTCTTCTTATGGTCAAGCCTTAAAAAGATTGAATCTTTTAACTAAAGAAGTTAATAGATTAACTGAAAATGAAGAAGGAACTTCTTTATTTGGTGAACAAAAAAAGTTTGTTCTAAAAACACCAAAACCAACTGAATCTGATGATGAGCCTGCGGAAGCACCAGCTCCCCCACCAGCACAACCGCCAGCGGTTCCTACACCTGAATTACCCCCATCTCCTGAATCAACTTCACCTGAAGGAGTAGAAGATGAAGGAATGCCAACAATGGGTGATGAAGGAGGAGAAGATGAAGGAATGCCAACAATGGATGATATGGGTGATGAAGAAGGGATGCCGGATATGGGTGAAAAAGAAGGTGAAGAAATGGTAACATTCAAATCCATTCAAAAACTTACTGGAAAATTAACTCAAAAAATTAGAGAATTTGAAAGTGACAAAGGAATGACTTCTGAAAATATCAAATATGTTATCAATATGGTATTATCGGCGGTAGATTTGGGTAGTCTTTCTGATGAAGATAAAGAAGACATTATGTCTAAATTTGAAGGTGAAGAGGAAATGTCAACAGATGAAATGGGTGGTGAAGAAGAAATGGCAACCGATGAAATGGGCGGTGAAGAATCTCAACCATCAGCAGAACCTGAAATGGGTGAAGGATATGGTTCAATATTTGATAGTATTTTTGGAGAGTCTAAAATTGACAAAGTGATTTCAAAATATTTCAAAGTAACAAAAGAAGAGAAAAGAAAACTTGTTGAAAGTAAAACACAAAATAGATTGATGAAAAAATCAATCGCTAGAAAAAAAATGAAAGAGGTTGAGAATTTTAGTGAGACAATTGAACAAGAATTGGCATCACAAAAATTTTTAGAAGAAAATCATTCGTTTGTTTTTGTTGGAAAAACCAATAAAAAGAATTTAGTATTTGAAAATAAAGACACACAAATTAAAATTTCGCCTGAAGGATTAATTCTATGAGTTATCTAATTTATGTTAATGGTTTAGGACCAAACTTTAAAGGTGATAACATATATGAGTTCATATTTTCAGATGAACAAGAAGTTTGGGGAGAAGGTTGGGATAGTAAACCTTGTAATGGTTACCCTTTCCCACCGGAACTCAAATATATTAAAAAAGTAGGAGTTTTGAGGGACACCGATGTAAAATTGGAGTTGATTCAAAACTCCGATTATTTTTCAATGGTTGATGCTGTAGATGGTGTAGTCGCATTAGCTTGGGAACAAGATGATACGGTTAAATCACCAAGAATGGTTTTTAAGTTCAACGATGAAGAACAAAAAATAAAAGATTTATTATATGAAAAGGATTTAATCCTTGAATTTGAAAAAAAAGTAGTTTATGAAAAATAATATCAAAGCATTAAAATTGGTTGAATCCGGTTTGTCTTCTAAAACAGTTTTTAAACTAACCGAATCTCAAATAAACATATTATACTCAAAATTAATATCTGAACAACCACAACCAATAAAAACAAATAAAACCGTTCAACAAATTACATTACCATCGGGAGCACAAACAACTGTTGGTGGTATTTCAGTATCAAATATTGGTGGTAAAACACAAATAACACAAACAACAGAAGGTGAACTTGAAGAAGATGATGATATGGATTTAGATTTTGACCAAATGTATACAGGACAAGAAGGTCCTCATGATGAAGATGAATCATCTGACGATGGAATGGATGATGATACTTCACCTAAAAATCATGATTCAAAAATGATTGGTATGAGTGAAGGTAAAAAGAAAAAGAAAAAATTTGAACCTAATCCTTGGGCAATTTGTCATGCACAAGTTGGTCCTAAAAAAACAAGAAAATTTGAAAGATGTGTAATGGCGGTTAAAAAAAGTTTGAAAGAAGGAAAAAATCCCGTATCTTTGTTTTTAGAAAACGAAATTATGAGAATAGTAGAAAAACACATCCCACCAAGAATCACAAAACGTGATTTGGTGAGTTATTTAATGGAAACAGAAACCGCACCTGCAAAACCGAAAACAGACCCAACAACTAAACCTGGTAAACCAGCACCAAGACCAAGACCCGGACACCCCGGTAAAAATCCTAATCCCGGTGAAAACCCGGCTCCGAAAGCAGTTTCACCTGAAAAGGCTAAAGAAGAAGTTATTAACACAATAATGAAATTATTAGAAAAATGAAAAAAATAAAAGAACAATTAGATTACGGAAATCAACCTGAAAGAATGGACCCGAATTTAGAAAGAAAGTTGGGAAGTCCTGAGGGTTTATATTCCAAAAATCCGGCAATGAGAAAAGGTGTTGAAGATGTACAAAGACTTGTTTCATCAAGATTCCAAAAAGTTACAGATAAGTTAAAACAAGTAACCGGAAATAGAGATTTAACATCTCGTCAGGTTCAACAAATGGTTTTCATGGAAATGATGTCCAAAGTTCCACAAGTTATTAATATTGAAAGTAGACATAAGGATGAACTTGAGCAATTGGCTGTTGAGGCATGTTTAGAAGAAACTGAAACATCTCCAAATTGGTATAAAATCGAACCTTATTTAAATAGAGAACCTATTGACGTTTCTAACTTTAGATATCAAGAAGAAGAACCTGAAGAAGACGAAGAAAAACCGGAAAAACCACAAATACCTTCTTTTGATATTGAAGATTTAACTGATGAAGAAGAACTTGAATTAGAAAAACATAAAAGAAATATTATCAATGCAATTATCCAAGGTGCGGCAAAAAAAGGACACTATATATTCCAAAAACCTGATGTAAAGGCAAGATTAGATGCAATTGACCCAAGTTTATACCAAAGTTATTTGGGTATCATGGCAATCAACGATTTCATGTATTTCACTATGGAACAAATGATTGAAATGATGTCAGAAACAGGACAAGGTGTTGCAGGAAAAGTTGAATTAGACAACAATGACGATGAGGAAGAAGGAGATGAGGGAGGAGAAGAAGAAAAGCCAGATACTGTTATTAGGGCATATGGTTTGATTTTCCCAATTTTATGTCATGAAATTATTAAAGGTATTGAAGAAGGAAAAGGAAGACATGGTTTACCTAAAGACCAAGGAATGAGAGAAAAGGTTTTAGGACAAACTGACGTTTTACATCACGAACCAATGCAATTGAGAATTGGACCTGAAATTGTTGAAAAATTAAGGTTTGCTTTACCGGACGAAATGTTTGATGAAAGTAATAAAGGATTAATCAACTGGTTCCACATTTTACTTTATCAAATTCCGGCTCAAGAATTCTTACAAATAATGGGAAATGTTATTTCTCAAGACGAATCAAAAAACAAAAAAGCAACTGCAAGATTTGAAGAAATCATGAAAGACGCTATGAATATGAAAGAAGAATTTGAGAACTATCAAGAAGAAGAAGGTATCGAACCTGAAGACGAAGATGATGATGAAGGATTAGATGACTTTTTGGGTAGTTTAGGTATCTCGAGACCAAAATAAACGATTAAAAACTATATAAAACCCCTCCAATATTTACTTAACGGAGGGGTTTGGTATTTATAGTATATGACAAGAGAACAATTAATTATTGAAGTTACAAAATGTCACAGGGATACTCCCTACGCATTGAGGACTTATTTACAGACCTACGACAACACAAAATCAAAATATGTTCCATTAGACTTATTCCCGGACCAAGTTGGTTTAATTGAGGATTATGAGAAGTATAATGAGAATATTGCGTTAAAGTATAGACAGGCGGGTGTATCGACAGTAACTGCAGCATGGGCATCAAAAAAGATTGCATTTGCAAAAAAGAACAAACCTGAAAAGATATTGATTATTGCTAACAAACTTGATACATCAGTTGAGATGGCAAACAAAGTAAGGGGTTTCCTTGAGCAATGGCCGGCTTGGGTAGGGATATCCTTCTCAAACGAAAAAAACGCTGCCAGACACTTTAAAATGAGTAATGACTGTGAAGTTAAGGCGGTTGCAACATCAAAGGATGCCCTCCGTGGATATACCCCCACAATACTCATATTTGATGAGGCTGCGTTTATTGATGCTGACTCAGATTTCTGGTCAGCGTGTATGGCTTCACTTTCTACCGGTGGTAAGGTTATTGTAATCTCTACCCCCAATGGTTATGACCCAATTTATTATGAAATTTATGACCAAGCATTAAGAAAAATGAATGATTTCAAAATTTCAGAAATGTTTTGGTTTAAAGACCCAAGATATACAAAAGACCTATATATGGTTAAAACTCCGGATTTATGTCATTTTCTACTTCATAGAGAAGATTATAAAGATGATGTTATTATTGATTTAACCGTTGATAATCCATACGAAAGAGACCACGAAATAACCAAAGAATATATTAGACAAGGATATAAACCTTGTTCTGATTGGTTCGAAAAAATGGTTAAAAAACTCAAATATGACAGAAGAAAGGTTGCACAAGAGTTGGAATGTAACTTCCTCGGTTCCGGTGATAACGTATTTGATTCAGAAATGATGATGAATATATCACAGAACATGATAAGGGAACCACAGGCAAAACTTATGGGTAACGCCCTTTGGATATTCAAAGAACCTGAAATGAACCACAAATACGTTATGGGACTTGACGTATCAAGAGGAGATTCCGAAGATTTCTCATCAATAGAAATAATTGATTTTGATACTCAAGAACAATGTTTAGAATACGTTGGAAAGGTCCCCCCGGACATATTAGCGGAAATTGCATATAAGTGGGGTAGTATGTACAACGCATACTGTGTAACCGATTTAACAGGTGGAATGGGGGTTGCCACATCCCGAAAATTACAAGAAATGGGTTACAGGGGTGGAATGTACATAGACAACGTAGATACCCAAAATAAATGGAAATGGGACCCCAAAATAAACGATAAAATACCCGGTATTAACTTTAACTCAAAAAGAGTTCAAATTATTGCATCTTATGAAGAAGCATTAAGACACGGATTCAAGATATATTCAAGTAGATTATACCATGAAATGGGTAAATTCGTTTACATAAACGGAAGACCTGACCACCAAAAAGGACACCACGATGACTGTATTATGTCAATTTCTATGGCAATTTATGTTGCAGAAAAATCATTCCAACAGTTAACAAAAAACCTTAACCATACAAAAGCAATGATTAATTCATGGGCAACAACAGTTAATGAAAATAAAAACTCATCAGATTTCTTTAACCCACTTGTTCCACAAGCAAATCCTAAAATGGGTAATTATCCACAACAAGGACCGGGAAAAGAAGACTATCAAAAATATGGTTGGTTATTTGGCGCAAAATAAGTATTTATAATATTGATTTATTGAATTAAATTTATAATATGGCTGAAAATAAAAATTTAACGGTATGGCAACGATTGGGTCAAACTTTTGGACCCAACTCCCTATTAGGACAAGACTATCCCCAATTTAAGTTCGACAAGAAAGAATTGTTAAGAACAAAAGATAAAGGTGAATATGAAAGGGAAAAACTACAAGCACAACAAACTTTCTACCTATCCCAACAATGGGCTAAAGTAGAAAATAACTTATATTCTCAAGCGGTTTATTATGAACCAACAAGGTTATCTTCCGTATATGATTATGAATCAATGGAATATACTCCTGAAATTTCCGCGGCGTTAGATATCTACGCAGAAGAATCCACAACAGTTAATGAAGATGGGTTCATGTTACAAATTTATTCAGAATCAAAAAGAGTTAAATCGGTATTAGCCGATTTATTTAATAACGTATTAGATATTAACACCAACTTACCAATGTGGACAAGAAACACCTGTAAGTATGGTGATAACTTTGTTTATCTTAAGTTAGACCCGGAAAAAGGTGTTGTTGGTTGTCAACAATTACCAAATATTGAAATTGAAAGAAAAGAGGTGGGGATGAGTGATAAAAATCCTGTTGATTTAGGTAAAACTGAAGCTAAAAAAGCATTAACTTTTACTTGGAAAAATAAAGCATTAACATTCCAATCTTGGGAAATCGCACATTTTAGATTATTAGGTGATGATAGAAAACTTCCTTATGGAACTTCTATGTTAGAAAAAGCAAGAAGAATTTGGAAACAACTATTACTATCTGAAGATGCTATGTTAATCTACAGAACATCAAGAGCACCTGAAAGAAGGGTGTTTAAAGTGTTTGTGGGTAATATGAACGATGAAGACGTTGAACCATACGTAAACAGGGTTGCAGATAAGTTTAAAAGACAACAAATTGTTGATAAGAATACAGGTAATGTGGATATGAGGTTTAACCAAATGGCAGTAGACCAAGATTACTTTATCCCTGTTCGTGACCCGGCAACACCAAGTCCTATCGAGACTTTACCGGGAGCAACAAACCTATCAGAAATTGCAGATATTGAATATATCCAAAAGAAATTATTAACGGCTCTTCGTGTTCCAAAAGCGTTTTTAGGATTTGAAGAAGTAGTTGGTGATGGTAAAAACCTATCATTACAAGATATCCGTTTCGCAAGAACAATTAATAGAATCCAAAAAAGTATGGTTCAAGAGCTAAATAAAATAGCAATTGTTCACTTATTCTTATTAGGATTTGAAGATGAATTGTCAAACTTTACGTTAGGTTTAACCAATCCTTCAACTCAAGCAGATTTACTTAAAATTGATGTTTATAAAGAGAAAATACTTCTCTACAAAGATTTGGTTTCAGACCCCGGAAACGGTATTCAAGCGGTATCTTCTACTTGGGCTAAAAAACATATCTTTGGATTCTCTGATGATGAAATTAGAACAGATTTGTTACAACAAAGGTTTGAAAGAGCAATCGGTGAAGAACTTAAGGCAACACCAACAGTTATTACTAAAACAGGTTTATTTGATACAATCGATAAACTATACGGTAATAATGCAAGTGGTGGAACTGCAACCGCAGGAGCCACTCCAGCAGGAGAAGAAACAACTCCACCACCAGCACCTCCACCATCCGGAGGAGGAGAAGAAGAATCGGCAGCACCACCCCCACCACCAGGAGGAGAAGTGACCCCGGAATCAAGAATGAAAAATATAAACATATTAGTTGATAGTAGATTAATAGAAGGTTCACAAATACTAGAATTTGAAACCGGAATGGATTCTTTAGATGAAATGGACGGAGAACTTGATAAGTTACTAAATTCGTAATATTTATATAAAAACTAATAAGATGACATTTGGAGAAATTAAATCTATAATTGAAAAACAATTAATAGAATCATATAAAGACGAAAAAGAATTTAAACAATCATTGAAAGAATTCAAAGAAGATGTTTTGAATAATAAAAATATTTCAAAAATATACTCTTTGTATAATGATTTATCCACACCTCAAGGTTTATCTGAACAAGATGCTTACGAATTTATTAAAGAGGGAGTTGATTTAATTCAGAAATTATTACCAAAAGTCAAACTTCCAAAAGGAACTATCAAAGAATCTAAAAACGAATATAAAGCTATTGATGAATTAGTTTACATCAATAATAGAAGAATTGATTTAAACGATAGACTTGAGAATAAAAAAGAACTTGTTAAAATACTCACACAATCTAAAACCAAAATTAAAGAATCTGTTAATATTCCTTTAAGTTCAATGGTTAAAGTCGCAAATCAAAGTTTAAATAACTACATAGAGACTTTAGACGAATCATCTAAAAAAGAATTTATGGAAATTATTAAGGAAGATACCAAATCACTAAAAATTAAATTTGAATCATTGAAAAAAGATGCAACAATTAAACTTAATGGTTTAATTGAAAATGAAAGTGATAATAACGTTAAAAGTAAAATAACTGAAACTGTGGAAAGAATTAATAACGAAAAATTTGACCAAGTAGCTTATTTGAAATTAAAACAATTGGTAGAATCTCTTTAAGATTTTCTTTGTTTTTCTTTATAAATTGCCTTTAAAATTTCAGACCTTCTTTTAACCGATTTTTTCGTAAACTCTTTTCTACCGGTTAAAACTTGATTTTGTTTTGTTTTAATCACTTTAGACTTAAGGGTTTTTAACGCCTTATCTATGTTTTCTCCATTTTTTATTGGTACTATTATCATATAATTTTAAATATATCAAAAAATTTGATATTAAGAATAATTTGTTGTATTTTTTATGAAAATAAACTATATAACATGAAAATTAATGAAAAAAGGGAAAAGTGTAAAAATTAACCTGTCAAATCACTTCAAATCAATCTACGGAACTGTAGATTCTAAAAATCTAAAATCTATCTACATAAACATCCAATCTTGGGTTAATCCAAAAATTGATTCAGAAAATTGGAATAGAATTGTTTGTAATTTTAGTAGAGACATAAAGCACACAGTATTCAATTCAATCGATACATCTGTTTTTACAAAACAATCAATAGTTGATTTAGACCTAAGAACAAGTGGTATTAACTACGGAAAAAAATCTTTTTTGAATTTAGAGATTAATTTATTTACCGAAAAAGAATTTGATTTTAAATCTAATGAAATCAAAAATTCAATAAAAAAAATAATAAACAACATCCAAGATTATAATATCTTATCTAACAAATACTTCAATTTTACCCTCACAAAAAAATAACCGACATTTGATAATATTTATCTTAAAAGAAATTAATGAAACAATTAAGATTATTAGAAGCAAGCGAAGTAGGATTCGGTATTTTAGTTGAAACTGATGCAGGTTATGTTTCACCTAAAGATGACTTTAATGCCAAAGTCCTACAAGAACAAAAAATTATGGATTATAGAAATCCTTTTGAATTTTATGCGGTTCTACAGAAATATAATGTTCCTAATAGAAACGGAAGGTTGTATCCTGAAAAAATATTAAAAAGAGAGGCGGATAAATACAAACAAACAATTGCTAAAGGTTTATCTACATCTGAATTAAATCACCCGGAATCATCTTTAATTGATTTAGACCGAGTGTCTCATATCATCACTGATATATGGTGGGATAAAAACATTCTTATGGGTAAACTTAAATTGTTAACCTCTCCGGGATTTCATGAAAGAGGTGTGGTGTCCACAAAAGGAGATATTGCGGCAAATCTTATGAGACAAGGAGTTACTTTGGGTATTTCCTCAAGAGGAGTAGGTTCACTTAAAAAAGTAGGAGAAAAAAACGAAGTCCAAGACGATTTTGAATTAATTTGTTTTGATTTAGTATCATCCCCTTCAACTCCGGGAGCTTATTTATTCTCAAATGAAGGAGATAGAGACAAGTATGAAGAAAACTTGGAAGAAGAAAAAAAGATGAAATCTGAAGGAAATATTGATGCGTCTATTGATTTAATGAAAAAATTATCCGATTATTTGGGAAAATAATAAATTATGGAAGAAAAGTATTTTGTAGCAAAAATTCAGTATGATTTACC